AGAGCAGAGACTGGACGTGTTTATATTATGAACATCGATCATTGTAACTCTCATTCTTCTTTTAAAGACAAGGTTGAAATGTCTAATCTGTGTCAAGAGATTACCCTACCAACATATCCTTTAAATCATATTGATGATGAGTATGGTGAGATTGCACTTTGTATCCTTTCTGCAATCAACGTCGGTAAAGTTAAGACTGATGAAGAACTTGAGAATCTTTGTGATCTCTCTGTTCGTGGATTGGAGGAATTAATTGACTACCAGGAGTATCCTGTAAGGGCAGCAGAGATCGCTACAAGGGCACGTAGATCCCTTGGAATTGGTTTTATCGGACTTGCTCACTATCTTGCCAAATTAGGTTATAATTATGGTGATCAGGAAGCATGGGATGCAGTTCACGGACTTTCTGAATCATTCCAGTTCTATCTTCTAAAGGCATCAAATCAACTTGCCAAGGAAAAGGGACATTGTGAATACTTTGGACGCACTAAGTACGCCGATGGTATTCTTCCCATAGACACATACAAGAAAGATGTTGATGAAATTTCTAGTCAGGAGTTAGAACATGATTGGGAAAGTCTTAGAGCATCTATCTCCGAACACGGACTTAGGCACTCAACACTGTCTGCTCAGATGCCATCAGAGAGCAGTTCCGTTGTGTCAAACGCAACAAATGGAATCGAGCCACCTAGAGACTATTTGTCCGTTAAAAAAAGCAAAAAAGGCCCGCTCAAGCAGATTGTTCCGCAGTATGATTCTCTTAAAAAGAAGTATACGCTTTTGTGGGATATGCCTAATAATAGGGGTTATATTAATGTTGTTGCTGTGATGCAAAAGTTTTTTGATCAGGCAATTTCTGGCAACTGGAGTTATAATCCTGAACATTATCCTGATAATGAAGTCCCAGTGTCCATCATGGCACAAGACTTTTTAACTACATATAAGTACGGTTGGAAAACCTCTTACTATCAGAACACAAATGATCTTAAGTCTGATGAAGTAGAGGATGACAAAGAAAAACTAAATAGTCTCTTACAAGAATTAGAACAAGCCGAGGAGGAAGAGTGTGAATCCTGTGCAGTTTAAGGTTTCATCCACAGACGATATAAAGACGGAAATCAAAGGGATGACTGTCTTTAACACAGAACAAGTAGATACCAAAAAGCAACCAATGTTTTTTGGCAAACCTCTGGGAGTCCAGAGATACGATTCCTATAAGTATCCGGTTTTTGATAAATTAACTACTCAACAACTTGGATACTTTTGGCGTCCTGAAGAAGTTTCACTTCAAAAGGATCGGGGAGATTACCAGACACTTCGTCCAGAACAAAAACACATCTATACTTCTAATTTGAAGTATCAGATCATGCTTGATTCTATTCAGGGTAGAGGGCCTGGAATGGCATTCATTCCCTATTGCTCTCTTCCTGAACTGGAAGCATGTATGGAAGTCTGGGGATTTATGGAAATGATCCATAGTCGCTCCTACACATATATCATCAAGAACATCTATGCGGATCCCTCAGAGGTATTCGATAAGATTGTCACTGACAAACGTATTCTGGAACGTGCTAGCAGCGTTACAGAGGCATATGATGACTTCATCAACGGTGCTCAAAATTGGGGCACTGGCACTATGTGGCACTCCGACTTTAGAGATTCACCATCAGCACAATGGGAGATCAGAGATGTCAAACGTAGACTCTACAGAGCAGTCGCCAACGTTAACATTCTTGAAGGTATTCGGTTTTACGTTAGCTTTGCTTGTAGTTTCGCCTTTGGTGAACTTAAGCTTATGGAAGGATCCGCTAAAATCATCTCTCTCATCGCGAGAGATGAAAACCAGCATTTAGCAATCACTCAGAACATTTTAAACAAATGGAGATCTGGTGATGATCCTGAAATGAAACAAATCATGAAGGAAGAAGAAGAGTGGACATATAAGATGTTTGATCGTGCAGTAAATGAAGAGAAAAAGTGGGCAGACTATTTGTTTAAAGATGGTTCCATGATTGGACTTAATGATAAACTCCTTCAGCAATATGTTGAGTGGATTGCTAATCGTCGTCTGAAAGCACTTAGACTTAAACCACAGTATGATATTCCAGCATCCGCTAATCCTCTTCCCTGGACACAACATTGGATCTCCTCTAAGGGACTTCAGGTTGCCCCTCAGGAAACTGAAGTCGAATCTTATGTTGTTGGTGGTATCAAGCAAGATGTGAAAAAGGACACATTTAGTGGTTTCCAACTCTGATTTGTGCTTAAATAGGGGGAGTAGTTCCCCCTTTTATGCCTAAGAATGAATTGAACAAAGAGGAACTAAAAGTTCGCATTTATAAATTAAAAAATAATGTAGATAATGAACCTAAAACTGTCTGGCAAGGAGAAAAAGATCTAGCACATAAATACCTCAACTGGGTATTAGACATCATAGATGAGTATCGATATTGATTATGAAAATCCCTGGATGTTTGAAGGAATCCCTTTTTTATCTGAGAATATTGACGATAACTTCGGTTTTGTCTATCTCATTACAAATCTCACAAACAATCGCCAGTACATCGGTAGAAAATACTTTTGGCAGTTTAGAACTCCCAAAGGTAAAAAACGAAAAGTAAAATCGGAATCCGATTGGAAAAAGTATTATGGGTCTTGTCCAGAACTTAAAGAAGACATTATCAAATTCGGCAAGCAAAATTTTAGCAGATCTATTATCAGCCTTCATCAGACAAAGGGCAAAACTAATTTTGAGGAAACAAGACAACTTTTTATTAATGGAGTCCTCTCAGAATCCCTTGACACAGGAGTCCCCAAATACTATAATAGCAACATCCTCAGCAGATACTTCAGAAAAGATTATTATGAAGGAAACGGATGTGGTGATGCAAGCCCGTGATTGGGCAATCAACAGGATTCAAGAAATGTCACAGACAGAATCAGTTGAGCAAATCTATGATAGACTTTCACTGATGGATGAATGGTACGAATGGTTCGATCTTGACAAAATGGATGGAATGGACTATATTGTACTCGAAGATACAACTCAAGGTTCTGAATCAGAGATCTGAGTCTTCTTTTTGGGTACGTAGCATAATGGATAATGCCCCCGCCTTCTAAGCGGTAGATTGTAGGTTCAAGTCCTACCGTACCTGCCTCGCGGGATTAGTTCAGTGGTAGAACGTCAGCCTTCCAAGCTGAATGTCGTCGGTTCGAGTCCGATATCCCGCTTTAGACAGGGAGTGAGCACCCTGCCATGGTACTAACCATACTGTGAATGAGAATTGGTTACTCTCTTGCTCCACTACAAACTGTCAGTATACTGGGTGTAGCGCCCACATAGCATACGGATTAGTGTAGTGTATCGCTTGATTAGCTCAGCGGTAGAGCATCTCGTTTACACCGAGGCGGCCGGCGGTTCGATCCCGTCATCAAGCATTTCAAATTTCTATATGGAATACATTTTCAAATCAGATTTTTATGTAAAATTTAAACCACCAAATGCTGATGAATTAATTTCAAAACTTGATGGAGTTGACTTAAAATCGGCAAATACATCAGTGTTTATGTGGGGAGAATTATGTAAAGTAGACAGAATTTCTTTAAATATTGATGATTGGATGAATGACATTATACCAATCTTGAATAACTTTTCAAAAGAAATGAACTACACGGATGGATACTTTGTAGAAAATCCATGGATTAATCTTTATCATAAAGGTTCTTTTCAAGAGGCGCATGATCATTATCCATCTGATCTTGCTTTAGTATTTTTTATTAATACTGGAAAAAACTTTTCAAATTTTTATTTTTATGATAAACTTCGATCTTCACTAACGCCTAATATTTCAGATTTACTTTACAATATAGGTTATAATCCTACAAAAATTATAGATGTTGAAGCAGGAGATGCCATAATATTCCCTAGTAATATATTACATGGTGTCAGCCCCCATAATTCTGATATTATTAGGAAGACACTTTCAACTAATATCAAGTTAACTAAATAAATCACCTATACTCTGTATAATGATTATTGTAAGGTGCAAAGATTGTGGAAAAGAATTGGTTAGCACAAGTAAAGTTCAATTCTGTGGTTGCCCCAATCAAATGAGGGTTTCTGATAATAATGTTGGTGCCGTTGACTTAGATAAAGTTGTGATGGTTACTAATAATTTGGAGAGAAAGATTGATAGTCATTTCTCTAGATCAGAACTTTTGTATCAAGAAGAAAGGAGAAAGAGAAAAGTTCGCAAATTAGACTTTGAAATTAAGTGAAAAAGGTATGGGAAATTTGGAAGTATGCTATCGGAAGTTTTAGTGACGATAAAACAGAACCGTATGACAATTACGTTGCTGGCATACGTACTTTAATATTTGTCAGTTACATGATTACAAATATTTTTATTGTGTCTGGAGTCATAAGACACTGGAATAATACGCCTGTAGAAAATGAATATATATTTGACAATAACGTAGCAAATTGCTACATTAAATAGTAACGTAGACAATCTTTCTACCATCATGCATCCCGACGACTTACAAAACTGGAAAACTATCAAAGAAACCTTTGAAAAAAATGGTACAACAGACAACTTCTATTATAAGAGGGCTTGTGCTATTGTAAGAGGAGAACCTGATCCCATGGATAATTTGAAAAATGTCTCACAGGATGGATGAGATCAAACCTGCACATCTCGTTACTAAAGAGGAGTGTCAGAAGATGATTGATAAAGCAATTGACAGACACAATAAAACTGCTACACTTATTAGTGCAGTTTTAGGATGTACTGTCTTAGGATTTTACTCTCATGGATTATT